GAGCCTCCACCCACGCGGCAGAACCGACGTGCACGTTCGCTCATGGTCTCATCTGGTTGCTTTTCAAAGACATTGGCGTTGTGGTTTACACGACCCGGTGCAGGCATGTAGCCCTGCATTGCGCCCTTTTGAAACTCCATGGGCACATCGGTATCGGTGGCAAGACCTTCTTCAAAACGAAGGGGGCCACGCTTTCCCGGCTGTGCGGAAGCCATCGAACGGTCATACAAAACGTCCGTGGTTTCCGGGAACCGGGGTGCTGGTGCAATCGACATTACTTACTCCTTAAGGATTGAGGTACCTCAGTTACATTGTACGGCTATATATCACAATTAATCTCGCTGAAGTGCCTGAGTTATGCCCAGAAGGGAGAGGTGGAGACCTCAACACTAGGCATTGTCATGTCCAAAGTAAGACAACAAGCAATGGCCAAAGAATCTGGGTAATCATCATGGGCGTGCGGCTCATCGGGCGCTTTGGCGGAAAAATTAGGACCTTGGAATTTTGTTTCCAGATCAGTCATCTGTTGGTAAAACCGTTTCCATGTCCTCAAGCGGCGAGTTTTAGCATGAGCAGGCCAACTGACCATGCGACGATCAATGAGCGCCTTGAGGTGCTTCCAACGCTTAGACTGCTCAGATAAGCTACTAGTAACGGAAATAACCTCGGCTCTAGGAAGCAACAATTTTAACCGTTGGGCAACAGCATCTCCCACGCCATTAGCATCTACCCCAACGTACATGACGTTGTAATTTGAAAGAAAATTGACTATCTGGAAGTATTGATCTTCCCAGTCATCTCCTTGTAGCTCTAGCCAATTTAATACTCTGTGGTCGTAATAACCAAACTCATCGGGCCTATCCCAATCGACCCATACCACAGTAACAACAGTGGAGTCCATTTTTCTTGCTGGATCAATCCCAACAATCACAGGGGATTTAAACCATGACTTAGCGACCTCCATTGACGTATCACCAAGATCATCCATAATAGTTGAGGACACGAACATACCGCGCTCAAGAATCCACTTGCAACAGTACGACATTTGGAACTCATCAGAGTCCTCACCAATTCTTAGCTTTTCGCGTTTGATGAATCGTTCGTAATTAGGGTTGACCTTGGCGACTTCTCGCCAGTCCCATTCGAAGTGATTTTGTCGAGATCTAGACCCAGTCTGGCGGCGTTTATTAAGCTGAATGGACCGATAGAAGTTGTTCTTCGTGACGGTCGGTGTGCCAGTCTTGACCATCGTTCCAGAATAATATGCAAGCATTGGTGAAATGGACTTGGAGACAACAAAATCATCCGCCTCTTGACACTCGTCGATAACAATTAGATGAAAGGACTTTGATTCAATTTTAGCCCTAGGGTTAGCTGTCATCATCATCAGGGTTGAGCCTGAGTTTTTGAGTTTGATTTGTCTAGTTACCCCCGGGACTTTACCTAAGGAGTCATCAATCTCAGGATCATTTAACAGTTCTTGTGCGCGTTCGCTTGTCAAGCGCTGCATTGTTCTACCAAACAACGTTTCTACCTGACCCTCAACAGGGGCAAACATACCAATCCAAATACCATCTTTGTATTTGCTCAAAAGATCTGGATACATCTTGGCTAGCTTAGGCAGTAGCACCATCAGTGTGGCTACTGTGTTAGCGATAGTCTCAGATTTGCCTGACTGACGTGCTGCGAGAGCAGTAACTTCCTCGCCGTCGTTGATGATGACAGACTCAATGACTCTGCGGGCTAGAGGTTTTTGATACGGGTGTAGTGAATGACCAACAAGGGCTTCCATAAATTGCATAATTCTGTCAATAAGTTTTGCAACGAACTCTTTAGAGAGCTCATCAAGCTCTTCTTCTTCCTCAATGGGAAGGTCTTCTTCATCAAAGAAATCTACGGTCATTTGTCCATTTCCTTAGCTCATTTATATTCTACCCGAAAACAAAGGGCCCGGTCTCATACAACCGGGCCCTTTGCTTGCCACACGGGAGAGGAAGGAAGTTGGCAAGCACTACTTTACCACAGACCTGTTGTAAAGCTCGTCTACTACAGCGTGCAGGGCCTCAGCGCCGGATAACGCTTCTTTTATATAAATCTCAGCGCGACTTTTATCGAACTCTATAAGGCACTTGTTAATCTCATTCATGCAGGTTTCTGCCCAAGGAGATAGTTGAGCAGTGGGCATCTTTTTAACTCTGTTAGCAAGTTTTTCAGAAAACGGTTTGTTCCACGTCTTTTTAAACATCACCACTCCATAATGTCTTCAGGGGATACCTCAAGGGTTCTGCCATTGATTGCTTTAACCAATGCGTCAACCTCATCTTGCTGCTTACCCCAGATTCCTAAGGCTAATGCCTGAATCATAAACGGTGCTTTAAACACAATGCAATAGCCCTTGCGGTATGGCTCTTCAGTTTCAGTAGTCCAACCTACTTCCACTAAAGGAAATTTCTTGAACTTAGGCGGGTATTTCATTCTTTGTGCGTAAAATATTCCAATACTTTTCATCGTCTTTTGTTGTAGACAGACTTATATCTCTGCCACGTTCCTCCGAGTCCTTGCTTCTTTACAAAAGTCTTTAACTGCGGTGTTAACTGACCAAAACTTACTGGCCCCATGTCATTCCATGTGTCAAGAGTAAGACTACCATCAATAACGTGATCTCTTAGAAACCGCCCCGGCGATGGGGCAGCCTTAAAGGCGTCCCATACTTCAGGAGGAACATTGTAGTAATTCCACCATGTACCGTCTCTAAAAACAATAGTAAGAGTCATTTCTGATGGGTCATATCCAGCCGCATGAGTTCTAGGCCGTGGAGGATTGATAGAGGGGGTTTGACTGATCCACTCAGACTGAGCGTCTAAAGGGGATGCAAAAACCTCTGGATCTGAAGATCTGTCAAAGTCTACAAAATTAGGATCACCAAAATATAAATCCTCTTCCGAGGGGAACTCAGTCATCGTCCTCACCGCAGATGTGATATTCGACGTTGACTTCTAGTTCTCTACCCCCGCATACAGAGCATACAAGCCACTTCTCAGGCTCTGGATTGTATGGGTTGATAATTTGTGGCTCTTCAAACAATTCATCCGGGAAAGGGCCTCTAGTGCGGCCTACACGAGCCGGTACCGCATGGGCTTGGCGGGCTTGAATTTGTTTGATTACATACATAGGTATAGTCTACCTTGGGGAGGGGCCGAATATACGGCCCCTCCGTCAGTCACTCAGACCGACCGACGCCGATTGCGGCATCCTTGGGGTTAATTGCTTGAAGAACCGGACCAACAATTGCGGTCAGTGCAGCAGTGCCAAGAGTCTTCAAATCGGTCACACCAGTCAAGTACAACGCTGCGGCGGCAGAAAGACCGGCATACAGGTAGCCTTGAACGATAGTTTGCAAGGTCTTGCTCATTTTCTTCTCTCCTAAGGGTTGTTATCTAACTAGCTGTCCCGGAACAGCGGCTTTTGGAATTGCGTAATAGTCTTTAGTAACATTAGCGTTGTAATTCTTTTGAAAATTTCTTGTGGCGTTAAACGTCATGGGACCAAAATTACTATCGATCTTACCTCGATACATGCCACTATTTCTAAGATACTGTTGCCATTTTCCAACTTCAGGCCCCGATGAACCGGGACGAAGTCCCGAAATTCCATTTTCTAAGTGATCTCTACCACCATACGTAGATGAACTACCGCCTAAAGCTTTTGATGCGGCACCTCCCCCGTAGGCCGCAGAAAGAGTTTGCGGTCCGGGGATACCGTCTACCTTAATTGTGTAGGCGTCATAGAACCGGGTTCCGCGACCACCGCGCTGATTTTCAGATACATCTGGCGCTGTTGGACCAATCTTGTAAGGATTGCCCGAACCCGTAAATGTTCCGAGATTTCCGCCACCTGCGTCTGAACCAGAGTAGGCTCCTCTAGGCCCACCAGTCTTAGTCGGTGTAGGAGTGGAGTTGAGTTCTTTAATACGACCGCCGCTGTGCTCGCCCATAGAAGGCGCCTTAGGGGGTCTTGGCGGTTGAGGGCCGCGAGGTCCGGGCATTGCCATGGAAAAATCCTTTCTATGATATAACTATTTTAG